ATGGCTAAGATTACAGGTAAAAGTGGCAAGGTAGATATAGGTGGAAGCACTATTGAGGCTAAAAGCTGGACACTTGATATTTCTATTGATGAAATAGACGCAAGTGGCTTTGAATCGAGTGGTGCTACATGGAAAGATTATCTTTTCGGATTGAAGGAAGCAACTGGAAGTTTTGAGGGAAACCTGACAGATAGTCCCGATTATAGCACATATGGTGTAGGCGAAAGCGGAACTTTTAAGCTTTATACAGATGGTACTGATTACCTAACCTTTGATGCAACAGTCACAGGAATAAGTACAAATGTTGCGGTTTCCGATGAAGCTACTCATACCATTTCGTTTAGGGTTGATTCTACTGGAGTTGATACAACTAATATCACTTAGGAGTTATTATGGCTACAAAGATAACAGGCAAAAACGGTAAAGTTTTTTACTATGATACGGACAGCTCTGGATGGCTTTTGTTGCCTGCCACTAATGGATGGAGTATAGAATTAACACTCGATGAAGTGGACGTAACTTCTTTTACAGAATCTGGTGTAAATTGGAAAGATTATAAGTTTGTTCTAAAAGAGTGGTCGGGAACAATAGACGGATTTGTAACCGATACTGATTTCCCAAGTATAGAAACTGGCACATCATTGAATATAATGTTCAATGTTGACACAAACTCAGGATTTAGGGGAACAGCAACTCTAACAGGCAATAGCACTAACCTACCAGTAAGTGAAGCAGGTACAGTATCTATGAGCTTTAGAGGTGAATCGACTTTGACTATATTCGACAATCAAGTAAACCCACGTGCAACAAATTTCAGCGATTGGACGTTAGAAGATGAATGGTCAGTTGTAGACGGTGTTTTGACATATACATTCGTTGATGGCACCACCAGAGCCGCTACATTGCCAAGTGTAACCACCGCAACAAATGATTATATCGTTGCTATTAAGTTTGGTAATATAAATGACTCTGATAGTGGGAATACGCAAATAAATATAGCTGTTACTGGTGGGATAGTATATGCTAATACTTGGTATTTAAAACAATATACAGCTACAGGAACAGATTTAGTTTTGGGTGGTAAAGCAGAAAATATAGAAATAGAAGATGTATTTGTTTATGAGGTGGTTAAATGATAGGTGACAAAACAGTAGATATCAAGTTCGATGGTAAGGGATATACTTTTCGCAAAATAACTATCGGTGATAGAGAAAATGTAAAAAAGTATATAAGAAAGAAAAAAATACAGTCCATTGACGAATCAATTGATGATAAAGAACTGAAAAAAGATATGATAATAGCTGTTGCTGGTAAGGAAGTTTCAGAAGAAGAAGTTTTTGAATTTATGCAATCAGACCAAGGTGTGCTATACTTATTCTGGAATCAGACAGATTATCCTAAATCTTTCGATGAGTTCCTTAACGAACTTAATATTGATGGTATGAAAGAGATAATAGAAATAGCTATGTCGGTTATATCTGGTGATGATGACGACAAGGAAAGTAAACAAGTAAAAAAAAAAGTAAAAAGATAGACTGGAATATGGTGTATCCAGCGTTTGCTTCTGAATTTGGAATGTCTATTATTGATATCAGAAATCTTACTCTTGAAGAAGCTAAACACTATAGCAAATTTATTGAGCATAAATACAGTAATAAAAAAGATAATGATGAAGATGTGCTGGATACAACCACACCAGAAGGTAAGGCGGCTGCACTTGCAATATTGGGAGCTAAAAAGAAATGAACAGTAAATTAGGCGAAGCATATGTAGATGTAAGGATTGATAATGCTAAACTTCGTAAAGACTTAGATAAACTAAAGAAAAATATCGGCGGTGTTGGCAAATCTATGAGTGGCGCTTCTAAGGGTGCTAATAATTTTGGCAAGAAAACTAAAGAATCCTTTGGGCAAGCATTAAAATCGTCTGTTTCATTAGAGAGAGCAACTAAAAGATTAGCCTTTCTGTTTACGGTTGGCTTGGCATATAGTGCTTGGCGTGGGGTAAAGTCATTTACTAAAAATTCTATTGGTAGTTTTGTAAAACTTGAAACTAAGGTAGCAGAAGTAACCACCATGATAACTAACAGCACCAAAGGTATGAACAACCAAATAAAGCAACAAATAAAGTCTATGGCTGTAAGCTTTGGTAAAGCAACTTCTGATATAGCAGACGCATATTATAATATACTGTCAGCTTCTTTTGAAGTATCTGAGGCAATGAAAGTTATGCGTGCAGCAGCTATAGGTTCTGTTGCTGGTATGACTGACCTTGCCACATCTACAAAAGTAATAACAGCTATCTTAAATGCCTATGGTATGGAAGCAGATAATGCTTTAAATGTTTCCGATAAACTTTTTGCAATGGTAAAACGTGGTGTTTTCACATATCAAGACTTAGCCAAATATATAGGTAATGTTTTACCAGTTGCTTCTCAAATGGGTGTTAGCTTAGAACAGGTTGGTGCTGCTTTAACTACATCTACCAGACAGGCTGTTAGCTTACGTAAGTCAACAACTGCATTATCTAGGTTTATGACAGCATTTGCCCAACCTACCAGAAAAGCTGCCGATATTGCAGAAAAATATGGATTCCAGCTTAATACTGCCACCCTTAGAGCCTATGGGCTAACAGGCATAATGGAAAAGCTTAAAAATGCAACAGCGGAGGAGTTGGTTGTTCTTAGCGGATCTAAGCGAGCTTTCAGGTTTGTTGCTGCAGCTGCTAATGACACAGAAGGTCAATTCAGAGATTTAAAAGAAATAATAGATAGCTCTGGTGATTCTATGGAAGCCTTTGGGAAAATGTCTAAAACTACTCAGTTTAGATTAGACAAAATGAATGAAGCTGTTAAGGGATTTGGTGAATCTATGGGGCAGGCATTTACCAAGCTTCTTTATGATGCATTAAAAAAGCTTGGCATAGATGTTGATGAGTTCACTAATTATGGTGAGCAAATGGCTCAAAATGCTATTGATGGCGTAAAAAATAAACTCAAATCTGATTCTCTTATTAATATATTTAATCGACCAATTGATGAACTTGAATCATATATTAAAGGTAAAGAAATAGATATGTCTTTCTTTGGTAAATCCAAGACTATAAAGGAAGAATATGACTGGCTTAATAATATTCTAAAAAAAATTAAAGAAGTTGATTATATAAAAACAGTTGATTTTTTTAAAGGCGATTTAGAAATGCCAGCCGACAAGCAAAAGGTAACTGAATTTAAGCTAGCTTTAGAAAAAATGGATTATAAAGGTGCTACTGAATCTACAGATGACCTTAGAAAGGCTATAAAGTGGCTTGATAAAGAACTTTCTATTATGCTTGCCAAATCTAATACTCTTTCAGATGTATCAGAAATTGCCAAAGGTTTATTTAAAGAATACAAAGACGCTATGTCTGAAATTGCAGCAATTAATAAAAAAGATATAACTGATAACGAAAAGTTTGTGCAGCAAGAAGAAATAATAGCAGCTTTGGCTAAATCTTTCGAGGACGCAGGTATAAAAAGTGGTGAATTATATAATAGCATTAAAAAAATGCACCAAGAAGTTGCTGACGGAATAGATGTAAATATAGACTTCAAAAAAAGACTTGAACACACACAAAATGTGCTTGATAATCTAAGAAATAAATTTGAGGTGCTTACTGATGGCTTAGATGAAAATAGCCAAAAATATAAAGAATTAAAAGATAATTATTTAAAAGGTGCAAGAGAAGCTATACAAAAGCTAATTGATACTACCGAAAAGGGAACTGCTGCCTTTTGGTTAGCAAATAAAATGCTTGTTGACATTAATAATGAATTTGAAAATACAGGCAATGCTGCTGACGACGCAGGAGAAGAATTAAAGGGTTATGCTTTATGGCTAAAAAATCTAAAAGATAGCAGCTTAGAAGTAGCCAGTAATTTCAAAAGACTGCATGATGAACTATACAATATAGACTGGAAAGGCTCTGCTGAACAAATAGAAAGATTTTATCAAACACTTAAAAAACTTTATGGCGAACCAGTAGCAGAGAGTATGTTAAGAAGCCTAAACGTTTCCAGAGACGCTTTATTGCTTCTAACAGAAGAATGGAAAGACGCTACAATGACTTGGGCTGATGTTGCACAGACAGCTTATGAATCCATATCAAGCGGTTTCTCACGGATAACAGATGATATCTTTGATGGTGTAAATATGCAAAAGAAGAAGTTTGGTGAATACTTTAAATACATTGCCAATCAATTTGCTAAAATGCTTACACGTATGGTTATTGAGCTTGCCGCAAAAAAGGTATTATTATTCTTTTTAGGTAAAATGTTTCCAAGCAAAACAGGGGTTGCATTCGACCAAGGACTTGGAGGCGGATTTAATTTAGGGAACTTATCATTAGGAAACGGTGCTACACCAGATGTAGGCGGTGCAGCTAATTTAGGTGCTGGTGGTGGATTTAATGATAGCAATATAGTAAATAGGCTATATTCACTTGAAAGAACTGTAAATAAACTTAGCCTTAGTCCAAATATTAACGTTAGCCCAAATTTAAGTTTCAGCAGAAGAGATCTTGCTTTTATATCAAAAGAGGGTAGCAATCTTGATAATGCAACGAGGTTGTAATGAATACTAATATCAGTATAAATGTTTCTTATCGTGAGAATCTGTTGCTTAACGGTAGCTTTGAGATATGGAATGAATCTGGTAATGTTCCTAATTATTGGGACTTTGATAATAGCACCAATAATGATATTGCAGCTATTAAATCTCCAGGTGGATATGGGGTTAATTTAATAGTTGGTGATAATTCAGCAAGTTCACCTTGCTTAAAGCAGGATGTTGTTATAGACAAAACTGAAACGGTCAATCTTTCTTTTTCATATCGTGGTAGTGTTAAGGCTATATGGTATAAAAAATCTGGAAGTTTATGGGTTTCACAACAAACAATCAATTTGCAAAATGAAGGATGGGCTAATTATAGTTGTAACCTATACGGTTTGGTTGAAAGTGATGAAATAAGGTTAAGGTTATTCGCAGATTATCAAACAGATTATGAAAACAGACCGCTTTATGCTAACTTTGACGATGTTATATTAAGCTACGAAGATTGGTATTTAGAACCTATTTACACAAAAGATATAATTAATATAGATACATTGCAAAAACAGATTGAAGATAACATATTCAGTTATCGATCTTCTAATATAGATTTCACATTAGCAGACTTTGAGGCAAAAGAAAACTATTTTAATTACGATGATTTTTTTAATAAAAATACAACAACTTATAGATTTGATATTAACATTGAATATATCGATGGCAATTTTTCAAGAAAGATTACTACGTTTTGTTCTTTATCAGACATAAAAAGAATAAATGACTTCAACTCAAAAATACCAAAAAAGATACAAATAGAAAGCTATGAACTCTTAGCTTTTCTAAAAAACCAAAACTTATATCTTGGCGAACTTACTCAGGATATTGATGACGATGGTGACCCAGAAGGAGAACCATATTATCTCTATTCAACAGCAAAGATAGAAGATAATAGCAATACGTATTTATCGATATCTGATATATTTGATAGCATAAATGATGAAATATCAAAGCTAACAGCCAAAACGCTTATACCATTAAGTGGTAATGAATTGCAGGCTATAAATGGGTTAAGTGTAAACGAAAGCGATACTATAAAAATTAATTATAATTCAGTTATTGGTGGTGGCGAAGGGGAATATTATCTAATAGATGCTGTTTATACTAATACAAAAAGAACATTTTTTTTGCTTGCACCAGAAAATAATTTTGCAAATTTTGACGCTGGTGATTATAGCGTGTCTAATGCTTCTATTTTTGAACTTAAAAATGGTTCTACTTTAGAAAATACTGGCTTTGTTTCAGAAACTGGGTGTGTTTTTTTACATAGATACCTAAACAATAATTGGGAAAATGAAAACGATAAGCCAATAGAGTTTGGCATTATGAGTACAATTGAAGCCCCATCTCCTGGTGAAGATTTTATTATAAAATTAGATAAATTTACTAACAATACATATAACCCAGATACTCAGACATCTAATAATTTAAAGCGATACGAAACAACAAATGCATTTGTTGCAAATAGTCCATCATATGATGATTTTCTTGATTATCAGCAAAGAGCAAGGTGTGCATATATTAATTATACTGGTAACTTTCAAATCCCAAGCATTTATATTTCTACATATGATAATTTTATTTGGATAGACAGTGGTTTAGATAATCAATATGGAACGCTATATCCAGAGAATAAGCTTGACTCTTATGCAACGGGTATATTTCCTACAAGAATATTTTCTAAACTAACAGCAGAAATAAGCAGATTCCCACAAGCGGTATCTTATAAGCTAAAAGATATTACGCTTGGTGGGTTTCTTAAAGAAATAACAGTCCTATATGATGCTATATTTTTCTTTGAGTATGATTCTACATTAGCACCAATATCTATCAATGTTATTCAAAGAAGCGACACAGGAACAGCTACCACATTAGGCAAAAAAACATATTCTGAACAAACTTTTAGTAGCTTTAATTTTGGTAGGCTTAATTCACAAGTTTATGCACAAGACG